GGATGGCGCGGGGTGGGGGCGGGGTCGGGTGTCCTGTGGTGGGTGGGTCGTTCTGATTATCAACTCTGCCTATGTTGAGGAGGCTGAGATTATCAACTCTGCCTCTGTTGAGCGGTGATCGTACCGCACATCCCAAGGGATTTTGCTCTTTGTTGCCTAGCGACTAACTCAGGGAAAGTTGCGAGCGGAGGTTTCCGAACCAAGGCGGGCGTATGACAAGGGCGGATGATGGGCGTTGATCGTTAAAAATTTAATAGTGGAATCTCCCTTGGTGACGCGAGGGATGGGTGCGAAGTAGTCGAAGACACCCTGACAAGCATTGACTATGTATGCGAGTCTAGCTCTATCGAATGAGTGAGCCGTAAGGCGGACATGAGTCCCGTGGAAGTAAGTTGGCAACAGAAGTGTTGTACCGAAAAGCGGGTGTTGATTGTGCCTACCCTGAAAAGCGTGTTCGAATAACTAGGATCACCAGTAGTCTTACGCGACAAGTTATGGCGGTGCAAGACCGTATAGTTTGGAAGGCCCCGTGGAAAGACATTGGCAAAGGCAAAAGTCCCACTCTAGTAGTGGGCTTCAGTATGTATTCACTCCGAGTACATATCCAAGCTCAATCAACCTAAAGGAAAAATCATGGAACTCGCACAATTCACTCCCGCTCACATTCTCGTCGATGGCAAAACCAAAGTCGAGCGTCAACTCTCCGTAGTTACTCAGGCTTCAGGTTACACCAAGATGGCTCTCGCCAATGCCAAAGGCAAAGTCGGCTTAGCCGCTCGTAATGGTATCGCCAATGGTGGAATCCAAGCCATTGCCAAGCAAGCCGCATGGCCCTCATGTAACTATCGACCAGTCGGAGAGTATTTTGCCGCCCAACTCGGTGAGCCTGTCGTGATCTCAACTCGTGCCGCTTTTGAGTCATTAGCTGACCGCTTCGAAGAGCGTATCATCAAGGCTAAACTCAAGAACGATGGCATGGTTGTCGACAAGAAGACTGGTGCATTGAAGCCAAATGCCGTCCATGCCAAGATGTTGGAACTCAAAGCGGTTGCCACAGAGATGGTTTCATCTGCCGAATACTTCAGCGCAGAAGCCAAGGCTAAAGCCGCCGAAGCCAAGCAAGCTGATGCCAAAGCCCTGACTGCCTAATTATCCAAGGGTTGAGTTTGGATAATTCGTTGGATAATTCGAAAAGCTAGTGAAATCAACCACTTAGTAGATCGAATTATCCAATTATCCAATTATCCAAAGAAAACACACCACATGTGTACTATGAGAATTTCATGTCGCATCGTGTGTCGCGAGCGCAACTCACATCATGTCCAAAAAGTGCCACCCTATTTTCGGCACTTGGATAATTCACATAGGGTATACCCTATACACACACGCAAACCCAGTATTCATGCGGGTTGCGAGCCACATACACACCAATTCTAATTATCCAGCTTGGATATTTCACCCCAAGTTTTGGATAATTCGATATACACATACACACAATGTATGTATACACACCAAGCCGTCAGGTGTTCGTTGACGAGCGGAGCTACGCATACACACATAGTGTGCGCAACAGCTTAGGACTGGCAATCCTTTAATCCATCAATTCGCCTCAAGCACCATCATGTCCTGAGCATGACATTAAACGGCTCACCCCATCAACCTTGTATGTATACACATACACACCTAAGGACACATCATGACCGAAGTTCGATACGCCATTGGATTCACATCCCTGTTCTGTCTCTGCCTATTCATGGGTTGGGACATTGACGCTGTCGCATTCAAGCAAGCCCTCCTAGTATTCTCAGGGTTCTGCTTTGGTGGTGTAGCACTATGCATCGTGGAGGAATTATGAAACGCATACACACATTGACTAAGGGTATTCACCTAGCACCCTTGTATCTGCGCATCCCTCGCAATCCCGCCCCGCACCATCGTGATGTTGTTGGGCCTTACACCTTATTGCCTTGGAATCTAAAGATGAGTGGTGAGGCGGCTAGGGGTAGGCTGTGACTAGATCACGCATCAAGTTCGAAGGCAAGTTCTACAAAACTATGCCTTGGATAAAGCATGAGGAATGTGTCGGCTGTCACTTTTCACCACGGACATACAACTGTCCCAACCAACAAACCAAAGAACAGTTCTGCGACACGGACGGAGAGTTCTACGGGTATGTGTTCATCGAGCATGGCAAAGAAGGTCTTGCCAATTACATCGCAGACAAACTAGGAGGTTCTGATGAAAGTTAGAGACATACGCAAACGAGCCAAGGGTAAGTACCAATCCAATGGTGGGTTCAAGTTCTTACGCCTAAGTCAGACCAAGCGATGCCGTACATATGAGAAGGGTTGCTTTCTCTGTGACTTCTGGCACTACTACGACACACGCAACAAGTTCCCAACATGGCATGAACTAATGGACGAAGGAGTAACCAAATGACAAACATGGACGACTTAACCAAAGAAGAGTACGAGAAGATCATCGTTGATCTACTCCAAGACATGTTCAAGCATCCTGAGGTACGACGAATCATGGCAACCAAGCTGTCAATGGTTAGGGCTTGCCTCGCAGTAAGTAAATGCCTATTGGAGGTACCGAAATGACATGGCGAGGCACTGAAGTACATCTTGTGGACTTGGTAGACCTACATGCGGCAAAGTCTGCCAAGTGGGAGTATGTCGAGGACACCGAGCATGCGACCAAAGGTGTGATGCATTGGTTAGTAACCTTGTATGACGCCAAGATACCAATCGGCGAGCGTGGTTGGATTCGCAAAACACATGTAATCAAGCTAGCCAATGGCGCTAACCTATTAACTGATGAGTATGTAACTCGTCTTGTCATTAAAGAATTGGAGAGATGATGAAAAATTACGATGAAAACATAATCGACTTGTGGTGCTACATCTTGAATACGGCGGTTGATTGCCATCCAGATGCCATGAAAGACAAGGACTTTCACGAGTTTGCTCTCAATGTTGCTCTGGCATACCCTGATGAGTTTGAACTTGTAATGAAAATAATTGGATCGAGGAGTTCAAAATGACTAGGTGGGAAAAGCTAGAACGCATCGTGTTCCTTGCAGGATTGATCGTGGTAATGTTAGACCTTTTCTATTGGAGACCATGATGACCGAGTTAGAGATAGTCTTATCAATCGCAGTAGTCGTATTACTGTGGGCGTACCGAGGTGCAGTCAGGCGGGGCGATCACTTCAAAGGTTTACTGCTTGCCGTAGGTGTAGGCGCTGTACGCATCGAGGTCAACGAGGAACAAAAGACTTATAAAGTGGAGGTACGCAAATGACCAAGCATACATATAGTGGCACGCTTTACTCTTTATGGGTGGACGATGGCTTCGGACAACTGACACGCATCGATCATGGGCAACTAATCAGCCGTATCGTGACTGGGTGGATGCGATGAGAATCAAGTGGCACCCGAGAGCAAATAACTTTTGGATGGCTAAGTTAGAAGAGCCGACCAAGGTTCTCCTGAAAACATTCAATGGTGATTACCACGACAGCAACTTAGAGGACATTGGCTATGTATGCAGGGTAGGCAATCACTTTGCAGTTAGGTTCTATGGCTCTATATACAGCGGTGCGCATCCAATCGAGCGGTGCGAGTACGCTACAAAAGAAGACGCTATGCATAGCGCTGAGAGACACGCAACGGCAATTCTTGCCGCCAAGATACTGTCACGCTAGTGACAGGGCAATACATACACACATCACATAATTCACTGGCTACCCTATCGTCCATGCGTACACGCATAGGGGCATGCATCTAGTTACGCGCCAACCTTTTCAACCACAAGGAAAATCATGCGTTATTCAAATATCAAAACATCTATCCTCGAGCAATTCAAGGTAGACAACGGCAACAAGATCGTGCCATTCATCCTCAGCGCTCCCGGTGGCGGCAAGTCAGCACTCATTCGTGATGTGGCTCGTACTATGTTCGCAGAGCGTGGCATGGAGATGATCCAGTACGACGACAGCAACCCCGACACATGGGAGACTGCTAACTATGTGGAGTTCAATGCTTCGCTTCGTGACCCAGTCGACTTGCTCGGTACGCCTAACAACACAGGCACAGCAACCCGATGGAAAGCGCCGGGAGAGTTCTATGCACTGCGTCGTGGCACAGGCTTTAAGTTTGCCAACTTCGAGGAGTTGTCAGATGCTACAACACCTATGCAGAATGGCGTTTGTTCTGTTGTATACGATCGTCGTGCAGGTAACACACTGCTGACAGATCAGTTGTTTATCTGTGCAACGGGCAATCGTACCGAGGACAAGTCAGGTGCTAACCGCATTGTTGGCAAGCTAGCTAATCGTACTCGTCGCTTCGACTTCCAAGAGAATGTTGACGACTGGACTGAGTGGGCATTGGAGAATGACATCGATCCAGTACTGATTCAGTTCTTGCGCTTTAGACCTGCGTTGTTGTCTGACTATGACGCCAATCGTTTCGCCAACCCTACGCCTCGTGCATGGGAGCGTGTCAACATGATCCCTTCGGCACTCGATAGCGGTCTGTTCTTCGACAACTGTGCCGGTGAGGTCGGTGAGGGTGCGGCGGCTGAGTACACAGGCTTTCGCCGTATCTACTTGGCATTGCCTAACATCGAGAGCATCTTGCTTGACCCTGCCAATGCAGATGTACCTGCTGACCCTGCGACTCTGTATGCGTTGACTGGTGCGTTAGCTCGTAAGTCTACCAAGGACAACTTCGATCGTGTATCCAAGTACTTGTCGCGTATGTCTCCCGAGTTCAATGTCATGGCTACCAAGGATGCTATCAAGCTGTGCCCTCAGATCAAGTCGACTCGTGCATTCGTCGAGTGGGCTAGCAAAAATGCTGAGGTGCTGATGTGACATACAGCTGGGATCACAACCCCGGCATGGGCACATACTTCCTGATGGGGCCTTGGGTGGCTCCTGACGGAAGACCTGACCATAGAGAGCGTAGGCAGTATGCGCACATCTTAGATACGGCGGGTGGTGTGTACTGGGCTTGTATCAACACTAACGAACGACCAACAAAGTTCTTCAATCTCGAGGAAGCCAAGGCGTTCGTGCTTGCATCGGTAGCACTGCGATGAAGCTTGTATGGATGGCAAACAGCGACCACACGCAGACACTGTTGAGGCAAGACACCCCTACCAAGATTCCACAAAAGATGGCGTGGGTTGCTAGGGTGTTTGCTTCTAATACGCCGCCACACATGTGGAGAGCACAAATCATATCTTCAACGGATTGGTGCGTGTTTTCCTCATTAGACGAAGCCAGAGACTGGGCTCAAGCAGTCGTTCTTCTCAACCAATGAAAGACCTATATGCAACCAACTAAACTGGCAGATAAGGTAATCCTTGTCAAGCTCACACAACGCAAAGTCGCATTGACCAAACGCGATGCGTACCTATCAGACAAGATACAACGACAGGAGGGTGATGCGTCATTGACCGTCCTGACTAAGTTGTTCAGGTCTAAGGGCAATGCCATTGCGCAGATCATGACCAAGTTCAACGAGGTGTATGCGTATCACAAGAAGCACACGCTACCCTATGTAGATGCAGGCCCACGCATCTTGCCCAATGACTTGTACTTCGAGTACACACAGGAGACCAAGCACCTAATCACACAGGTGGAGAATCTCAAGCGTACTTACATGCCACAGTATGACCAGCTAGTGCTTGAGGATGTGATGTATCGCAACAGTGGACACGCGGCAGGTAGGGCTCATGTGGATGACTACCCGACAGCAGAGCAGTTCGATAGTGCCATGTCAATTGACATTCGCTTTCAGCCTATGCCTGACTCGCGTCACTTCTTGTTCGACTTAAGTGAGGAGGACTTGCAATCTTTCCAAGCGTCAGAGCAAGAGGCATCGATCGCAATGAACGCAGATGTTATCGGCAGGATGCTCAAGCCTCTGTCAGCACTCACTCAACGCTTGCAAGAGTACCAAGGTCAGAAAGGTGAGCGCTTTCACAACAGTCTTGTCGAGAATGTAATCGAAGGCTGTGACTTAGCTCTTAAGTTGGCAATCAACCCAACGCACGAGTTAATCGACGAGATTAATACTCTCAAAGCAATGGCGACTGGCTGTCTCAACACAGTCGAAGTCATCAAGGGATCAGCGAACGCTAGGCATGACGCCAAAGCCAAGCTGGAAGCAGTAGCCGCCCGTATGGCGGATTTCAATTTCTAAGGAGTTAATATGAGACCAACACTTTACGACGCCGCTCGGATGTTAACGACAGCGGGTATATCAGCGGACATCAAGTTCGATCCAACGCAAGTTACTAACAGACTCAAGAAGTCTATTCAAAAGCAGATCATCAATGGTGTTATCACTGGCGGATGGTCATCGCATGCATCGCGTATCGCCAAGATACTGTGCAAGCAGTACAAGATTCACTACACAGCCAACACTTGGTATGGTATTAGCTTACCCGTTGTTGCAGTAGAAAACCGCGAGCGGTTTGTCGAGTTAATTCAGGCAGACCTTGCGGCTTATCTATTAGATGGCGACCACTACAACCCGCAGTGGGAAAAAACAAATGCCCAAAGCACCATTGACCAAATTAGATCAGGCATGGCGACAGATATTAGAACGCACAGCAAAGAGTACAAAGATAAGTTGACAGCTCTTCTTGTAGAGACTCGAACACCCGAACAGATTAAGCATGCACAGGAAGTAGCGGCATTGCTTGACTCAAGAGAGCCTATCACCATCAAACACTATTTCAACCAAGGAGAGTAATCATGGCAGTTACATCATTAGACAAAGCCAAGGTGTCCATTGTGACACAGCATCCATTCTTTGCATCCATCCTTATGAAGCGACAGCTAATCGAGGATGAGACTATCCCAACAGCGGCAGTAGATCAGCGCGGTCAAATCTACATCAACCCAGTGTGGTTCGACACATTGTCAGTCGATGAGATTGTGTTCGTGCTAGCCCACGAGATCGGTCATGTCATCGGTCAGCATGCATCCCGTCGAGGTGCGCGCGATGCCAAGAGATGGAACATCGCAGGTGACGCTTGGATCAACGACATGCTCGAGGCATCAGGTATCGGTCAGCCTATCAAGGGTTGCGTTCATATGCCCGGCTCTAAGGATGAGACAGTCGATGAGATTTACAACAATCTCCCTGACATGCCGCCCGATGGCCCCGGCCCCGGCGGTACAGGCGACGACATCATCGAGCGTGGTACGCCACTTACATCAGAGGAAGCTACACGCATCGATGCCGAGACCCGTGTCGAGATTGCACAGGCAGCTCAAGCGGCTAAGGCTCAGGGTAAGATGCCAGCCGCATTGGCTAAGATCATTGCCGATCTCATTGACCCCGGTACACCATGGCACGAGATTCTCGAGCGCTACATGACTTCGTTCACTCGTGGCGACTACACATGGTCACGCCCTAACCGTCGCTTCGCTGACATTGCTTACTTACCTAGCACCGGCAAGGTTGCTGAGATGGGTGAGGTTGTCGTTCAGGTCGATGTGTCTGGCTCTATCAGTCAGCGTGAGTTGGCTTATTACAACGGTCACTTGTCTCGCATCATCGAGCAGTGCAATCCCGCCCGTGTCCATGTCTTGTATGTTGACACTGCGGTATGCAAGCATCAGGTGTTCGAGCAGGGTGAGGAAGTAGCACTAGAGTTCTACTCCGGTGGTGGTACTGACATGGAGGAAGGCTTTAACTTCATCGCCAAGGAAGGTATCGAGCCCGAGGTATTCGTCTGTCTGACAGATGGTTACACCGACTTCAATGTCGCCAATGCGCCAAGTTACCCAGTTTTATGGTGTATCTCTAGTGACATTCAAGCTCCTTACGGCGAGAATATCCACTTTTCACTGGAGTAATTATGGCTGACAACATCGACGACGCGATCGACCAACTGACCAAGCAGTATGACGAGGTACTCAAGGCATGCCACGACGCCTTGGCAGAGGGAGTTTCACAGGCACAACGCGATGCAATTCGCGAACGAATAGCCGAACATCTCGGCAAATAACCTAGGGGCGCAAGCCCCTTTCTTTTCAACCACAAAGGAAATCATCATGGCAACAGTAAACATTACAAAAGAGTTCAAAGAACGAGTCGAAGCCCGCATCCGCAGTATGCACCGCAAGGAGTTAGAAGCTGAGTTACCTAATCTCAATAAGCCTCAGCAGGTAGATGCGAGTTACTTGTATCACTATGGATGTTGGGGTAAGGATTACATGCACTTAGTGCATGAGATTCCCAAGGACTGGTTGGCAAAAGTAAACGACAGCAGTGTCGAGATACATGGCACAGGCGAGGACGGCAAGCCGTTATCGTGCGCTGTTCGGTTCACTGGTATGAACGCCTACCAACGCCCCAAGGACAGCTACTATCAGCACACTCGTTCAGTCGTGCAGTACGCTGATTTGTTGGCTATGCCTGAAGTTGTTGCGGGACGCTCCGAAGCTCTCCAAGCATGGGAGGAGAACAAGCAGGTTACTACTATCAAAGAGAAGTGGGCTAAGGTTGAGAAAGATATTCTCGAGTTCCTTAACAAGTGCAAGACGCTTAACGAGGCAGTCAAGCTGTTTCCCGGTGTGCGTCTGTATGTTCAGCACGACGATCTCGAGCGCTTAGATCGTAAGGTCGAGCGCCTCAGTGAGCGCAAGAAGATCGTTGCTGAGATGGCAACCGATGAACTAACCGCAGCAGCCATCGCTGCAAAACTTATGGGGGCAATATGAAATACATGTCAAGAGCAGAGCCGTCAATCCCTGTCGGCCATCCTGATTATCGATGGACACCACACGGAGATGTGCAAGCAGTGTGGCGTAAGTTTGGATGGGTACCACCATCTGAGCATATGTCACCGCCACCACCCGAGAAGCCAAACGAATTCACCACTCATCAAAGGAACTATCGTGCCTGACTTGCAATCAGAACTTAAAAAATTAGAGACCCTCGCTTTCGACGACGAAGGCAAAACCACAACCACGGAGGCTACCATGCCAAGAGTTAACGACCACAAAATCACTAACAATGTAACCCGCGAAACATTCAACTACATCAAGGACAACCCCGGCTTGCGTCGGGTTCAGATCGCTACCGCCATGGAGAATCGCGGCTTCAAGAAGAGTTCAACCCTTGCTCTAACATCGCAGTTTGTACGAAGCGGTATGGCTCGCATCGTGGACAGTGGCGTATTCATTGCACAGTCGGAGTACGCTCCGCCCAAGGGCAAGAAAATTAAGAAAGCCAAAGTCACCAAAGTGACAGCCAAGAAAGTAGAAACGCATATCATTGAGTCTGTTGCACAGCCTGAAGTTCAGCACGACACACTGGTGAAAGCCATGTTGTCTCGTATGTCTATTCTTCAAGCGCGTGAGATGTACGACGAACTTAAGAAGGTGTTTTCATCATGAGCCTACGCACACGGTTCTTTAAATGGCTGACGCATGGGCAGTTGCAAGTCAATGAGCCAGTGGAGGCTAAGACGCAAAGCCCTTATGCAATATCAGGGGCAGTACAGCCCGTGGCGTCATATCAGTTTGGTAATGCAACAGTAGCCGAAGAGCAAGCTAACGTCACGCTGAAGTTCATCAAGGCAATGAACGGCAGAGTTGTGGAGGTAAACTCGTTTGCCGTAAACAAGCACGGGCACTTTGATCGCACTGTAGAAACATATGTTGTTACCGAAGATCAAAAGATCAGTGAAGTCATTCTACAAATCCTTGCCATCAAGGCATTGGAAAAGTAATGCGTAAACGCAGTAAGTACCGCCCTCGTGCGGTACTAGCAAACCCCTTGGGCTACGTGCTTGAGAGTATTACTCCTGTGGCAAAGTATGAGCAGTATCTTGTAGACCTGAAGATCAAGACTCATATGGCAATGACAACTTTGACCAAAGGACTTGCGACACGCGGTGACATCGACACGTTGATTGCAGCGGTGAACATAGTAGAAGCCCTATACAGATTGGGCTTTGGTAAAGAGTATGCTGACGTTGTAAAAGATGGATTAGATGCGTTGCGTGATGTAGGTAGAAGAGGTGTTGAGAGCGGCAGATTCATTCTCAAAGCAGACGAGATGAATGCGCTTAACTTAGTTATGGAATTGCACGATGCACAGATGGACATCATCACGATCAAGGACATGGACAAAGCCATTGAACTTGTGAAAGAAGAGTTTCGTCTGCGCAAGATGCGATCTATCGTGGAGCCAAAGAAATGACAAGCGACGAAGTTTATAAACTGATTGAAAATAACGGGCTGACCTTGCATGGTGATATTGAGCACTTTGCAGAGCTTGTGGCCCAACGTGAACGTGACGAGTTGACTGTGATGTTTCTTGAAGCCCACGAAGGCGCAAAAGACAACCACAACTATTGGCATGTGGCGGCGAACAAGATTAAGGGGAAAACATGAAAGATGACGAAGATTATGAGTTCGAACGCATTGCCATGGAAAACAGACTCCGAAGCAGTGGCATGGAATGTTGCACCTACGACTGTATCCAAGGGCGCGACTGCCCGATCAGGAAACAGAAGTACAACATGGCCATTTCCGCCATTCCCAAACCCGAAGGACAAGGGCAACCGAGTTCCGAAGTTCAACCCCGAAAACTATGAGGACGCACCGAGATGAAAGACGAAGCATTGAAGCTGGCGCTTGAGGCGTTGATAGAAGATAGGGCATGGCTTGAGTCAGACGCACCTAAAGAAGTGTGGGATAAAAATAATGAAGCCATCACCGCCATAAGACAAGCCTTGGCAAACGATGCCCTAGAAAAGAAGGCAGAGAACGCTAGAGAGTTAGGCTTGAACTATGAGCCTGACATAAAGTATCCATCCTATTGCTGCCAGAAATGTGGCGAGTTTATTGGTTGGCTTGGTCAAGTCATGCCGTTTCACAAATGCAAGGGGAACGCATGAACGACGTCTTTCTAGCCCTCCTAGGGCCGGTGCTAATTATTGTTGGTGTCGTTGTCGCTGGCGTCATTGACCATTTCCGCACTGAATGCAAACACGAGTACGGCGACTGGTATTCGTTCCCAAGCGAACATTCTTATGTGCAACAGCGCCAGTGCAAGAAATGCCAATTCACTTACACATACCAAGAAAGGAAGATCGGACATGAACAACATCAACATAACAATGTACACAAAGGCTAACTGCCCCAACTGTGAAACTGCCAAGATGGTACTAAGCAAACTTGGTTTGAAGTACGCCGACGTTGACGTAGAAGTTGGAGAGCGCATGGCAAACCTACTCAAAGAGTTTCCTGACGCACGGCAGATGCCTCAGATATTCTTCAACGACCAACGCATAGGTGGTTTGGCAGGACTACAACACGCGCTGAAACAACTAGGCGCTGTACCGCTGTGACTACCACAAGAATTGACCAAGCATGTTACGACCGAGGATGCGCTTGCTACGACGATCGAGACAAAGGTGACTCAGTAGAAGTAGTGGCGCTTGACGAAGAACGTAAACGCTGCGCAGCTATTGTTCGACGTGCAATCGTACGCAACAAAGACAACATCATGCATGTACAAATACTCAAGCGGGTGCTTGAGAAGATCGTTAACCCAAGGAACAAATGAACGGCTTTGCTAAACAACAAATGGATATTGGAAGCAGGCAACCAATTCACCCATTAAAACTTTGCAACAAATGCGAAGAGAAAAGACCGCCCGAAGGCGGCATTCAGCTTAACCCGAGTAAGTGGTATTGCGCCGCGTGCTGGGCTAAGAAAGTCACTGTTAGAAATCTTAAGTAACCACAAGGAGCTAGTATGGAAAAAGCAGACGATATGCAGGTAGGCGGCAGTCACTACAAAGAGATGCCAGTGCAACCATGGACAGTGATGCAAGCGGTACTCACGCCGGAAGAATGGCGAGGATACCTCAAAGGCAACATCATCAAGTACAGCATGCGAGCCGGACGTAAGGAAGGCAGTGACGACGCAGGTAAAGCGATGCATTACAAATACAAGCTCGACGAGGAGCAGCAGTAATGGGACTACTAAACGCTATTCTCGGACAGAACATGGCGAGCGGTATATTTTCAGCAGCTCAAGCAAACGGAGCAGGAATGCTGGCCAACACAGCACAGATACAAGGTTCATCAGTTCACTACCCCGAAAGACCTCGTATGAAAAACAAGACACTCTTCAGTGGGCGTGTTGAAGTTCAGCAAGTCACCAATGGCTACATCGTAAACATCGCAACTCGAGAGGGCTATGAGTTTGATACGTACATTGCCGCGACTGTCAAAGACGTTAACGACATCATCTCAACTGCTATCGTGGCATTTCGACTGGAAGACGTATGAAACCCATCTACTTGGACTTTGAGACGTACTGGGATGCAACCCACACGCTCTCACGAATGTCTCCTACGGAGTACATACAGCACCCTGACACAGAAATCATTTCGGTGTCAATCAAGGAAGGCGAAGAGCCGACCTACGTATTGTTCGGTGAGGACAACATACGCAAGCACATGCAGGCAATGGACTGGTCAGATGCTATGGCTATCGGTCACAACATGTCAGGCTTTGACGCAATGATTCTTGCATGGCGGCTTGGCATCAACCCCAAGATGTACGGATGCACTGCGGCTATGGCAAGGTCACAGTATTCCAAGACATCGGTGTTTCATGGCGGCAAGAACCTAACAGGTGTGTCACTCAAGAAGCTCGCCGCTGAGTTTGGAGTTGGTGCGAAGCTAGACCTAGAGGCTACCAATACAAAAGGCAAGCATCTAGCTAACTTCAGCGAAGATGAGATCGCTTCCATGGAGGAGTACAACAAGGTAGACACTGATCTATGCGCTGCATTGTTCAAGAAGCTAGCCAAGGGATTCCCCAAGCAGGAGTTGGTTTTGATTGACATGACTACACGCATGCTTGTCGAGCCTCAGTTCGAATTGGATAAGCCCAAGGTCAAGCTTGCTCTACAACAAGTCAAGATAGACAAACGCGAATCGTTGCTCGCATTGGCTAAAGCCTTAGACATCGGCACGTTTGCAGCTAACGCACTCGACGGCGTCAGTATGGAGGAGACGGTGCGTACTGAGTTGGCATCAGCCGCCAAGTTCGGTGCGTTACTTGAGAAGCTCGGCGTGGAAATACCCATGAAGGTATCGCCAACCAACCCCGCCAAGATGACGCCGGCACTGGCTAAGACAGACGAAGCGTTCATAGCCCTACAAACGCACAAGAACCCGCTTGTAGCCGCTGCTGCAATGGCTAGGCTAGAAGTTAAGTCGACGCTGTTAGAAACGCGCCTAGAGGCTTTTATCAAGGCCGCTAATGTATGTGACGGCAAGATACCAGTGCCGCTCAAGTACGCAGGTGCAGACACTACAGGCAGGTGGTCTGGTGAGCAGTACAACATGCAGAACTTACCCCGCATCGGCCCATCGCCTAGACCATCAGATGCGTTGCGCATGTCACTCCGGGCCCCCGAGGGCTACAAGGTTATCGTGTCCGATCTGTCGGGTATCGAGTTGCGTGTCAACATGTTCTTATGGAAGGTTCCGTATGCTATCGAATTATTTAAGGCCAGCCCTGATAAAGCAGACTTGTACAAGTACTTTGCTGCGAACAATCTCTACGGAATTGAGGAGAGTCAAGTCACCAAAGCCCAACGTCAAGTTGGCAAGGTCGCACATCTCGGGCTGGGGTTCGGCGCAGGCGGCGCTACGTTCCAAAAGGTTGCGAAACTAATGGGCGGTGTGGACATGGACTTGGAAGAAGCCACGAAGGTGGTGGAAGCCTACCGTTCAGCCCACGAAGAAATCAAAGACGGGTGGAAGACATTCCAGAACTTTTTACCAAACATCAAGCAAGGCATCGAGACTGCCATCGATCCATGGGGCATGTGCATTACAGAGAAGAACGCAGTGCGTCTGCCATCAGGTCGTCGCATCCACTACCCTGACCTCAAGCAAGAACGTGATGACAACGGCAAGAACGAATGGTGGTATGGCAACGGTCGCACACGCGCTCGTATCTATGCAGGAAAGGGCGTAGAGAATTTAGTTCAAGCGCTTGCACGTGACGTCATTGCTGAGCATGCGGTTAAGTTCTTTAAGGCTACCGGTATGCGGCCAGCACTCACTGTGCATGACGAGCTTGTGTACATCGTTCCAGAAGATTCCGCAGAGCAACACTTGGATACATTGCAGACCATAATGCGCCAAGGTGTGTCATGGTGGCCCGAGCTAGTGACATGGTCTGAAGGTGACATTGCTGACTGTTATGGTGAAGCAAAATAATGTTGACGAATCGTAGGAACCTGTTAAAGTGGGGTCTTACAACCACGAGCCTCCAAGTGACGAATGTCGCATTGGGGGCAAAAACCTATGGAGCAGGCATGGCTAACCCAGCATGGACTTACTCGCAGTTAGACACGTTTGAGACGTGTCCGAAGAAGTTCTATCACCTCAAAGTAATCCGCGATATTGTGGAGCCCCCAACGATTCACACCGAGTGGGGAACCAAGGTGCACACGGCATTCGAGAACTTCATCTTGCATGGAGAACTCTTGCCCGACGGCATGACGCAGTGGCAGCCGCTAGCTAACAAACTAGCCGCACTCAAAGGCGAGAAGTTTGCTGAACGTGAGTATGCTGTAAACAAGGACTTTACACCTTGTGACTGGAAGAACGCATGGACTCGCGGTATCGCTGACCTTGTTGTTATCTCCGGTAAGAACGCTGCTGTCATGGATTACAAGACTGGTAAGCGTAAGCCAACAGAACAGTTAGACCTGTATGCGGCGTACGTGTTTCACCATCACCCCGAAGTACAGAAAGTGACGACTGGGTTTGTGTGGCTCAAAGAAAAGAAGATCGACTGGCAAGTGCGTGAACGCGCAGACCTTGCTGGCATATGGCAGAACCTACTGCCACGAGTGCGCAAACTTGAATCGGCTTATGAGCGTGACTCATGGCCGGCTAAGACATCAGGACTGTGCAAAGCATGGTGTCCGGTTACGTCGTGTGACTTCAACGGGAGGAAAGCATGACGCCAGAAGGAAAAGTTAAAGAAGCTTGTAAGAAGTTTCTCAAGGAACGAGATGCATTTTTCTTTATGCCCGTGTCCAACGGCATGGGTCAAGTCGGCATCCCCGACATCATCATTTGCTACCGTGGAATCTTTGTCGCCATTGAGACAAAAGCTCCCGGAAAACGTGCGAATGTAACTGACAATCAGAAGAGAATCATGGAGAATATTCGAGACGCCGGAGGGTTTGCGTGGGTTGTCGACGACCCCTCAGACATGGGCGCTTTGTTTACCGCACTCGATGCATACAAAAAACTAAATTCTTAACCACGGAAATTTAATCATGGCCCACACAACAGATGAAAAAGATTTTGTACCACTAGCGGCGCTGTTTAGAGCTGCAAAGAAAATCGATCATGCTCCTAATGATCCAAGTTTATACGCCGCAGATGCTATCTTTGTAATGTCTCCAAAAACAGCAGTGGCTGTTGAACAACTTTGTGAAAAACAAGATGGAACACCAATCACAAGCATTGACGATTTGCACTTACCGTATAACTCTATCATCGTGGAAATGCCGCTAACACCGGAAGTTCAAGCGTACAGAAATAAGATCAGCAAAAGCTCTACTGCCATACCAGTGCGAAGAGTTGGCGCGCTAATGAGGCAGTCTACAGATGCAGACGCAAAGTACGTTACGTTTTGGCCCTTTTGGGAATTTGAAAATGGCGCTTTGGGGGCAGGAGCTATCTGTCTAATGCTGGCTGAAGGGGATAACCTTTCATACCCATTTAAACTTATGCCGGGAACTACAAGACTGCATCAAGCCGTCATCCCCTCGTCGCTTGTAATTCATGCGGCTACGAACCTGAATTTGTCAGAGCAGCAGCAACTAAAGTTTGTAGACTCTCTTGTGTCAAACCCCATATACGTGGATGAGTCTATCGAAGAGGTTAGCCCATTGTTGTTTGCGTGGGAGACTTTAATTAACTGCAAGTCAGGGATTACACGTACAAAAGTTACACCTAAGCCAACAAATCGTTTGCTGGGCCGCCGTAAGAAAATTATGGCAAATACGGAATACACTGTGATCTCTCTGACCGCAGTAGAAACCGTGTCAAATGGGCAAAGCGCTCAACGCGCCGATGTGGAAGCCCATCTAGTACGCGGCCACTTCAAGCGCCGCAATAGCGGTGTGTATTGGTGGAACCCCTTTATTAGGGGGACTGGAGAGTTAAAAGAACGTAAAGCATACATCTTAGAAGGAGCTTAGAAATGCCCAAGTCAACCCCTCAAAAACTTGCATACCAAAAAGCCTACAACGCACGGCCTGAAGAAGTAGCCAAGCGTGTGAAGAACAACGCTGCACGTCGCGAAGCTATCAAGGATGGCAAGGTGCGTGTCGGTGATGGCAAAGACGTTGCACACAAGAAGTCACTGGAGAACGGTGGCGGTAATCACAAGAGCAATACAGCTGTGCAAGACCGAGCAACCAACCGAGGATGGAGGAAAGGCAGTGGAAGTTATAACCCAGATAAGTGATTACTCCGACATGCGGTACTGCTTCGCATGGAATCTAGTTCACACGCAAGGACTTACA